TCTTCGTCGTCATGCAACCGAAGGTTGTAATACCCATCAAGGTACACAACCGCCTGGCCTTCCGAGTTAAGGATGACAGGGTTACTATTAGGAGTAGTATAAAATGGATCAGCATAGCTTGCCCGGGGGGTTGATGTGCCAGCATCATACGTATACAGCTTGCCACCAATGAGTGGGAAGCCATCAGTCCCAAACACGGTGAAAACTGGCCATGGGAATATGACTATTGGAACCTCTTCAACCATTGGGGGCATTAGGCTGTTCCTATGGTATAATTAGGGTATACTCTTATGCGAGTGGCACAGGGTCTGCAGCCCTGGCAGTCTCATCAACTGCCCGCCACTCAACCAACAATGATGCCCTCGTGATGAGAGGATGTGTCCCATGAATCCTGCGATAGATCTTGCCACATTACCATCTGTTCCTAGGGTGGTGGCAGCAGCGCCGGCCACCAGGTACACGCACACGTCAACGCCCCTGCCGCGCCAAATGTGTCCCCCACTGCCTGTGCCAGCACCGTATAGGCACTCGGCACCGTGAACCCCCCCGGCCCACGCCAGGCCGCACTGCCCCCGGTCGTCCCAGCACTCACGGCAGACGCCTGCCCCCAGCGATCGCCCACCACGCTATCCCCCACCAGCAGCCCCGTCAGCGCCCCTGTAAACGTCGTGGACACGCTCCACGTCACCCCGCGCACCGTCGCGCCGGCGGGCGCCATGGCCGGGAACGTGAGCACCGCCGCGCCAGAGACCGCCACCGTCAGGGTCGTCGTCTGCGGCTGCACCAGGGCGGCAACGAGGGCCTCCAGCGCGTCCAGGTCGGCGGCCAGCGCGTCCACCTGCGTCTGCAGCGCCCCGAGGTCGGCCTCGGCCGTGCCGAGTTGCCGCCACAGATCTTCAAGCCAGCGCTGCCACGGGCGCGTCAGCAGGTCGCCAGGACGCAGCACCACGGCTTCACGGGTCGGCGCGGGGGCCAGGAGGTCGGGCATGCTAGCTCACCTCCAGGTACGCGGCGAGTAACGCGACCTTCACTGGATCAGAAATACTAATCTCAAAGGCCATCTCCCGCGCCTGTCCTAATGCGTACCAGCATGCCTGTTGCCGGGTCGCACCGATCTTCCCCATGCTGCGCCAGCGCCCCTGGGACCAGGACGTTCCGCCATCGCTGGACGTGCGCAGCATCATCTGCGGGTCGGTTCCCGGGATCACCCCGGCATCGAGCCCCACACCAGCCTCAGCCTCCACACGAAACATGCTATATCTGATGCGCTTTTGCTCATTCCTGACGTGCGGCGAGGTGCGGCGACACAGGCGCGTGCCCGTGCCGTAGCGGTGGTACTCAATATCCCAAATATATAATTGACCAGTATTCCGGTCACCGAACAAGTGCTCTCCGAAAGCACTACAATGTTGCTGCGATAAGTAGTTGGTCAATGAGCCATCTGCTTGAAGGGAAGGCAACTCTGTCCACGCTTGGGTCGCAGTATCAAAACCCCACGTTTGCTCTCCACTTGGAAAATCCAAAAAGTACCAAGCGTGTCCGCCATGTCTTGCGGTAAAAGCCACCGCATCAGCAACGGTGGGCATCCCTGCCATGGCAGACTCAAGCGCGTGCGTACTCACACGAACTGGCTGATACCCTTGAACTGTCCAAGCAGGACCTTCTCCTTTCGGACTTCCCCCAAGCCAAAATAGAGTATTGTCTAGACTATCGACCGACCACGGCGTCTCAATGCCCTGCTCGATGAACACGTTTTGCATGCGGGCAAAGGGCGAGAGCGCGTCGCCTGTGCTGAACCATACTTCGATGGATTGTGTGCCAAAGATCCACAGCTCCCGGTGATCCACCAGCAGCGTCACGATCGTGTCTGGTCGCGCTTCGGCCTGGTAGAAGTTCAGGGCCGGCCAGAGAGTCGCATTGAGCAGGTCGCTGTACCAGAAGCGCCGCGTGCCGGGCTCGTTCGTGACCAGGTAGCCATCGAGGTAGCCGAATTGGCCGAACGTCTGCGGGCCGGTCAGGGGCAACGCGGTGAGGGCATTCGTGGTGAGGTCATAGGCATAGCCCGTGCCGTCCACGCTGAGCACCATATGCGTCCCATTGTCGGCAAAACTCACCGGCGCCGTCCCCGTGTGGATCGTGCCGCGACTCAGAAATGTCCACCCGGCGAACACCTCGAACACGGTGGTAGAGGTGGTCGCAAACACGCGCCCGGTGCTGGCGGTGTACAGGCCACGCACGGGACCCGAGGGCAGAAGGGCGACCGGGCGCAGGCCGGGCATGGACAGCAGCATATAGCGCTTGCGGTCGGTTTCGATTTGCTCGACATACAGGTTGATGCACCTGTCAGCCGCTGCGTTTGGGCTTCTGACGAGCCCCGATGGTCCCACAAACCCCGGCAATTCTGGCATACCCTTGCCTCATTGGGTACAATTAGACTATAGTCGCTGACATGGGATGGTAGGGGCTCGCTACCCCTCGCAAGCTGATATGCTTGACCATGTCAGGCCATCCCTCACACCGGTCAAGAGGTGCCAGATGACCATTGATACCCTCACCCTCGTCTTCCTCTTTGCCATCCTTGGCGCCATGCTCTGGGACATCCACCGCGTCGGGCTGCGTGCCCACGCGCGCTCCCAAGAGATGCTGCGTGAGATTGCCCGCTTCCTCGGCACGGACAGGCGGTAACTATGGCCCTCCTGCAATTAGAAACCTACGCCGCCTTCCTCGCTGCTGGCACACCCGAGCCGGAAGCCCGTCAAGCCGCCATCGCCGCGGCTGACATCGATGTGCGCCACACGGTGATGGCGGAACGTCTCAACGGCATCGACAGCAAGCTCACCCTCGTTATCGGCATCGTGCTCGTGGGCTTTGGCGCCATGGGCGCGGCCTTCTGGCAAGTCTTCCTGCGCTTGCCACGCTAACGCGCCCGTCCCGCCTGGAATGCCGCCCAGCCACTTGTGCGCGCCGGTTGCCCGGGAACCAGCGACAAGCGCCCAACTCTCGCGTTCACCACAGCCAGGTCCCGCTTCGTCTGTTCCGCAATACGTTGGACCGTAGGCGACGCTTCCAGCCCATATTCAGGCGCTAAATCACAGGCCAAATTGTATGCAAACAGTCTCTGGTATCCGTTGGGCCACTCCAGCCCCTCGTCCCAATGCGTGTACTGCGGCTGCGGCGGCCACGGCAGGAGCTGCAGCGTGTAGCCGGGGTATTGGGGGATTGGCCAGACGTGGAGGCGTTTCACGGGTACCGTGTCTTCTAAGTACACATATTCGACGTAGGTGCTCTGCATCGTCTTGAGCCACACGTAGGTTTCAAATTGGGTCTGGTCGAGCACCGTCACCTGCCAGTCCTGCACCGGCTCCCCGCCAATATCGAGCAGGCACAGATCGAGGCGCACCGGCGCCGCGCCCCCGATGTCGCAGGGAGGCGTGGTGAGGCCCCACGTGTACACCTGCTGGCCTGGGATGAGCTGGAGCGGGATTTTCGGCCGTGTCCACGCCAGCAGGGTGTCGGTGCTCCAGGCGTCTAACAGGCTGTTCAGGGCTTCGAGCGCACGCTGGGCCATGTCCGCGTCAATCGGTTGCTCGGCGGCGGCGAGACCGTTTAATCGCAACGCCGTTGTACACACGTGCCGCGCATAGATCAGCATCGAGTCCCCCTACACGGCGCCCGACACCATGGCCAGGCGCCCCACCAGCGTGGCGCCTTCCGGTAACGTCGCCGGTTGCGTCCCGCCCGCCGCGATGGTCACCCCCAGCACGCCCGTATGGGGCCGCAGGTCGGGCAGCCCAGCCGAGAGCCCCAGGGGCACCATGCCCGTGGTCGTGGTAAACGGGGCACCTTCTGCCAGATTCTCCACCGGCGTGCCGAGTGGCGTGCCCAGCGGGGCCACCACGAGGCGCATCTCCACCGGCTCCGGCACGCCTTCCCACGCCAGGAAGCACTGGCTCTCCAGGACGAGGGAGCCCGGCTGGAGCTCCACCAGGGGCACGAACAGCGGCGGCGTGGCGTCCTCGGTAAGGGTGAGGGCGATCGGGGTCGACGTGTGGACGTGCATACGCTACCTCCTGCTCGTCGGGCGGGGGGGCGGCCCTTCGCCCTCGTCCGCTGGCGCGGGTGGGGTGACAGCCGTGGCCTCTTGCGGCGTGAGCTTCCAGACCGCCCGACCCCCTGCGGCGTCGAGATCCGCCTGGTTGTCAAAGGGCCGACCGTTGGGCTCATCCTTGCTGAAATAGAACCGGGGGAACACGTACTCCTCGGCCATCGCTTGCGCTCCTTCTGGCGGCGGGTCGGGCTCTGGAGCCGGGACCAGGCCGCCACTGGTGAGAATCGTATTGGCCATTAGGGGCTCCTTACGCGACCGCACTCAACACCCGACAGGCCCAAATCGGGCGCGTCGCGACCATCCCAAAGGCTTCGTCAGCCCTCGAAGCGTGCGTATCCGTACTGATATCGCTCGCCTTCCAGGTGCGGATGGCCACGCCGTTATCGGCATCGACGGCGTAGGCCGATTGGCCGCTAAAGGGTTCCTGCAAGCGACACATGCCCAGGGCAAACGCTTGCTCTTGATGCACGATGTTTTGGTGGTACGCCGTGTTCGCCGTCATCACCAGCGTCAGTGGCGCGGCGGCGATCGGCAGTGCTGCCACCGTTTGACGCGGGTTCGCCGGCGTCTCGGGGCCAATGATCGGCGGGTACAGCGGAATCGTGGCCGTGCCATCGGCAGCCGAGTTGACGTCCGCGGTGACCGTGAATTGGCGCGGCTTGCCGGTGGTGGCCAGGGACACGGGGTTGACGCCGTTGACGTTGGCAATGGTGAACAAGTCGCCGCGCTTCAACCGTAAGGCTGCCGCGGCCGTGAAGCCTGTGACGGTGATGGACGCGCCACCGGTCACGGTGGTGGCATACAGCGGCGCGCCACCGGCCGGCCCGGAGACATGCACCGCGACGTTTTGGTCCCACGTCCACACTAACCCCCCCGACTCGCCCATGAGGCCGCGCTCGTACTGCCTACGAATCTCTTCGGAGGACTGGAACAGCCCCTTCAGTTCATTGACCACCTCGACTTGTTCCCACTGATTGAGCACGGCGCGCCAGGTGGCATCCGCCGGACAGCCATTGTCGGCGAGCACGGCGCCGGCCTGGAGATAGGCGCGCCACTTGCTCGTGGTGGGGGAGGGTGCGGGGGACATGACGGCATTCGGGACCGCCCAGTACAAGCCCAACCCATACGCGTCCACTTTGTTGGCGAGCACGATGCCACTGGGACGTCCAATGCGCTCACGCCACGCGTCTAAACTCAAGGTCATCTCGAAACTGGAGAACTGGAGATCGACGTGTTCCTGTTGATCGATGGTCAAGGGCACGGACTGCTCGATATAATCTTGGACCTGCAAGTTCGGGCCACTCACGGTGCGCAGCTGGGCCGGGAGCCGGATGTTCAAGGTTGGGCCTATTTTGTCCCCCGGCCTGGCAAATTCGCTGGAATATTGTCGCATGATCCCCTTGCAAAATACCATGTTGTTTTCGGTACAGTCTAAAAGCTCCCGTGTTATTTGCCCAATGGTCAGGATAACGTCAGGCATAATACTCACCGTTCTAGGCGGCAGTTAGCGTGTCGTGATCATTGGCGGCTCCTTGGTGTGTTGGCGGCTCGGTCTCTCTCGACTCCTGGCGGCACGCATCGCTCCTACCCCGTCTGCTTCCACCGTGGCAACTGGCTTGTCCTGGCGCGCCACGCGCGATAGTCCTCCTGGCTCATATCGTCATGGTACGCCGGCGGTGTGCTACTCCCTCCCCCCCCTACCGGCCGCATCGGCTCTGGCAACGGTGGCGGCCGTGTCCCGTTCGTCGGCGCGGGGGGCGTCGTCTCCGGTGCCCCGCCGGTGGCGCCAGGCACCAGCGTGCCGGGCATGAGGCGTCCCAGCTCCGCAAACACCAGCGGCGGCGGCAGCGTGTTGAGCGTGCGCACGAGGTCCGGCTGCTGGGCCAACTGATAGGCCAGGGCGGGTCCCTCGGGGAGGATCTGGAGCGCTATCTGCACATGCGGGGCGAGCTTCCCAACTAAACCCCCACGCACCACGTCGTCAAAATCCGGGTGCTGGGCCCTGTAGGCCGCCTCACGCTCCAGGATCTGCTGCTGCAGGGCCAGACCCTGCTCCCGCTGGCGCGCCTGCTGCGTCTGCTGGTCGCGGTGCTGGAGTTCTTGCTGCGCCTCGTAGCGGGCCGCGGCTCTGACATAGTCCTCGTGCGAGGCAAAGTGTTCTGCCTGGGGTGGCCCTGGGGGTGGGGCTGGGGCCTGGCCCATATCCGGCGCGGCGCCCTGGAGCAGGCGGGTCACCACGTCAAGCTTGGCGTTGGCCTCGGCCAGCTCACGCTGGTGCTGCTGCTGGTCGGCCTCCCGGCGGCGCTGTTCGGCGCGCCAGCGGCCATTGAGTTGATTGATGCGGCGGCGGGAGGCGGCAAATTCCTCGGGGGTCATGGCGGCGGCTTCGTCCAGATCGGTCTCCCCCTCCCCGCCTTCCGGCGCCGCCAAGCCCGGCGCTTGGGGAGGAGAAGCCTGTGGAGGTGCTGAGACTCCATTGTCAGCAGGCGGCTCGGTTTGGGCCTGTACGGCAGCGTCCTGCGCGCCAGGGCCACGGGTCGAACCGTTACCCGTACTTACGGGGATGTGGGTGCCATCCTGTTCAGAGATCGTATAGGCTTCGATCATTTCTTTTTGGCCTTTTCCTCTAACAGTACGAGCAAAAAAGGCTGTACTGGCTTTAAAACATTCCGAATGCCTTTGCGGCTATTACAGGTACGACACGCGGGCAACACATTCTGTAAGGTGTTGCTCCCCTTCTCGACATAGGGCGTGAGATGGTCTCTGGTCATCGTCTCGCGTGTCATCTTCTTCCCACAATAGACACACCGATAGCGGCAAAGCTCCAGCAAGGCCTGCCATTGCGCTGCCGTGAAGTCATTCCGAGGGACCTGATATTTACGTGCCCGTCGGCGCACTTCTTTCGCAGACACTTTGTCGCGATTTGCTGCGGTCCATTCGCGTCGATAGGCGTGATATTTCTCTGGATGTACAAGGCGGTAGACCGCAGCCCATTTGCGCGCATAGGCCCGATAGACTTCGCGTTTCTCTGCCCGCAAGGTGGCCTTTTGTCCGCGAACGCGCTCACGATTAGCCGCAACCCACGCTTGTTGCTTTTGCCGATAATGCGTCTTCGTGCGTTGATAATACGCCCTATCATGGATACGGAGCTGTTCTCGATGCGCATCACGCCACGCTTGTTGCTTTTGACGTATTTCGTCCAGATGCGTGGCTCTATGGGCATTGGCACGACGCTTAATCGCCTCGCGATGACGGGCATAATAGGCGCGCTGATAATCACGTTGCTTCGCCTTCCGGCGTTCTTCTGGGGACAGCTCTGGTATACTGGTGTCATCCATGGCGTTACCTCTCGCATAGGTACGTTGTGGCTAGGAGCATGGCGGTGGACAAGACCGCCATGTTCTGCTTTAAGTATACCACTAAACATACTAAGATTCCTGCCCATTTGTACTCACGGCCTGCTGCGACGCCTGCTGGGCCATGTCAAGCATGAGCTTCTGTTCCTCCAGCCGCAGTTTGGCCATGTTAAACGCGTGATCTTGTTGGTTCTTCTGGGCGTCTAACTGATTCTCTTCGCTCTTGTCGGCCATGCGCACCTGCATCTGGGCCACCTGCTGCTCGAGCAGCTTCACTTGCTGCACCGCGGCTTCCTCGGTGGCTTTCCCCTGCTGCATCTGCTGCTGGAGCTGCTGGAATTGCTCGCCCAGCTGTTGCAGTTGCGTCTGGAGCGTGGCCACCCGCGTCTCGGGATTCTCGTCCTGCGTGGCCGCCAGGGCTTGCGGGGGCACGGCCGTTTTGAGCCTGGCGCTGATCTCATCACTATGCGGGATATCCATATCGCCCGCCCAGTAGTCACTGAAGTACGGCACCAGGTCCGGCTGGGCCGTGGCGAGTATGCCTAAGCGTTCGACGCTCATCTCGCGCAAGGTGCTGTACGCCGGGCCGCTGTCGACCACCACATCGTACTGCCCTTGCCCCAGCATGTGCGTCTGCGTCTGCCCGTCCTGCGTCTGCGTGGGCTGATTGACCTTCGCCATACTCACCTGTCCATCGGTCGCCACCTGCCGCAATTCGGTGGGGCCGGCGTGCAGCTTCCGCAGGAGGTCCACGAGTTGAATCCCACAGGCACGGATACTCCACGCTAAATTATCGGGGTAGTTGTAAGTTGCCTGGTCTCCTGTGATCTTCTGAGTTCTCAGAGCCACCCCGCTCTGGTCGCCCTGCGGCTGTCCGACGCTGGGTGCGTACATCCCGAGTGAGGCGCGGATCGCCTCGTCCGCCGTGCCGAGGGCCGCCGTAATGGCTTGGATAGCTGGCTCGACCGTCGCACGCTGCGGGCGCTCCAGCAGTTGCCCATTGACCACCACGGCCTTGTGCAGCAGATAGGGCTGGTAGGCATCGTTGGCGCGGTTCCAAAACTGCTCGTAGCCGGCGATCTGCTCGGCGTACAACAACCACGGGGCTTTCGGGGCCAGGGCAATCGCTTCCGTCTGGGACGAAAAGAAATAGTCGTAGGCAAGACATGGATTTAAGCTTGCTTGAACCATACCTGTTCGCTGTACTTGCCCATCGACCACCAGCCGGTCCCCTTCGACCCGACACAGCGGGATGTAGAGTCCTGGCCAACGTTGCTTGGCGAGTATCGCGTGTCCACACAACTGCACCCACCAGACCTGGGGAATGTGGCTGACACGGCGCGGCCATGCTGGATTGAGGTCCTCTAGCCCCTCTGTCGGCAAGACCGTGCCGTCCGGCATACGCACCAATTCAGTACGTTCGTGGGTCTTATAGTAATAATCGGCTACCTGGATTTCCTCACCCGTGTACCATTCCCGGTCATTGCCGAGAGCGACCCATGCAGCGACCGAGGGTGGCTGTTTGTCGTACTCGGCCATGAAGGCCTCACGGCTCATCATCGAGGTCACGAAGGCGAAGGTGGCATCCAGGGCTGCGGGGTGCGTGGCCTGCGGGTCCATGAAGACGCTAAAGCGATTAAAGATGGGTTCAATCTTGACGGTCTGTTCGAAGCTCCACGGATCGCTAAACTCGGTCGTGAGGCGGAAATAGCCCACACCAATCGAGGCAGCAGAGTCCAGGGCATTCGTATAGCTGATGCTAGCCTCACTCTCTTGTTCAATGCTTCGGATGTGGGCTTCTAACAGCTCGGCAATTTTCTTCGTGGCTCCCCCTGATTTGGGCCGCACGCGAATACTCAGGGGATTCTTACGGTAACTATTCACGACTTGATTGAGGTGCTGGCGCACTCGATCCACGGTGAGCAGGGGCGCAGCATAGACTTCGCCCGTGCCTGAACGGGTGGGAGGCGTGTGCTCCCCTGCACGAAACTTCAGCGCATGATTTTGATTGAGGCGTTCGTCCTTCTCAGCATCCGCCGCTTGTCGAAACCTCGCCAATGCCGTGCTCAAGATTTGCTCGTCCCCTTTGGGCGCAATACTCTCCCGATCATCGCGGGTCAACGGCGCAAGGGTGGTACTCTCAGCCATTGGCTCTCCTGCGCTGGCGCAAAGAGCGCGAGTTGCTCACCACGGACCATGGCGGCACGTTTGCGTGCGGTATAGTCACGGGCACGGGCATTGTGACAGGTGCGACAACGCCGGCGGGTTTTGTACCAGATGGTATTCGCCTCATCAAACGGGTGGCCGCGTTGACAGTGCGTAATGCGTATCGTCCGCGCATCCACCCACCCAGCGGCGAACATGGCCGCACGCTGGCCTTCACGCCTCTCCTTGTCCCACTCGCGCTTACACTGGCGACAGGCACGACCCCCTTGCGGCGGCACAGAAATGTTGGCCTCATCCAGCAGATGGCCGCGCTTACAATGGGTTTTGCGCTTGTTGAGCGCACAGACCCCATTGCCCCGTAAGAGATTTTCTGCATTCGTAACCGCTTCCAGGTGCTCAGGCCGGACACAATTCCTGACCTGACAGAGGTGGTCAATAACGTATCCGTCTGGGATGGGACCCACATGCCATGCATAGGACAATCGATGCGCCATGTAAGAACTACGATTGGGCATAACGATGCAGCCGTAGCCTGTCCCTGTGACCTTCGCGCCTGTCCACAGCCAACACGTCTCTGTCTTTGTAACGTAGCGCCAGAAACGGATGAACAGGCGGCACGCCGGCGAGCAGCCGCATTCATTGGCACGGCGAGAAAAGGGCGTCTGACAGGCAGGGCAGAGATAGACCTTGCGCCGGCGGTTCCCACCAATTTGCTGTAACTCGAACAGAGCGGGATCTGGTACATTTGTCGTAACCATGCGTGCGACTCCTAGCTAGTCGTGTGTAGGGCGAGGGGCGTATCGCGTTCACAGCGCGGTACGTCTCGCTAAGTATACCACTTTCCCCTAGTCTTAGTAACTCGTTTTCGACCCTTTCTTCGCTTTCACCTTCTCGGGCAATTTCTTGGTCTTGGTCGCCGCAAAGTCTTCCAGTTGCGCGGCACTCATCTCCACGTCCGTCTTCTTGCCAGCCCGTTTCTTCTCCAACTGGATCGCCATATACGCCTGTTGTGCTTTACTCTTCGCCGGCATCAAAACCCTCCTTGTCAGTCCACAGGACCCTATACATACGGCAATCACAGATCTCGTTTGGCCACCAACACCAGCACCGCCGCACGGCCCACGTCGGCAAGCGGCCGCGGTAGCCGTGCACACGCAGCCACGTGGCCCACCAGCGCAAGTGAGGATGGGACCAGACCCCCGGGGACATCGGCACGGTGAGCAGGGGGGTGTCAGCGGGCATGCTGCCTCCAGAACGCTTCCCGGGCCCAGGGCGGCCCCTGCGGCATCTGGGGCATGACCACGGGGCCGGGCGCCTCCACGCGCGCCACCTCGCCCCCACTCATCACGAGGTAGCGCATGGCGTCCATGAGGTGATCGTCTTTCTTGACGATGTTCCCCCGCTCATCCCGGCGGTACAGCCGGCACTCCTTGCGCCAATTGGACAGCGACCGACAGACTTTCAACCGGCCCGTCGAGAGCAACTCCCAGACCTTATAGAGCCCCGCTTCCACCGCGTTCTGCGCTTCCGTCAGATGCAGGCCCAGGTCCACATACTCCTGCATGAGCTGGCGGCCATCGCGTTGCGAGCGCCCCCGGGCCGCCGGATCGATGACGCCCGGAATCCAGGCGCCTGGGGCTTGCATGGCCCGGGCATGGATGCTCGGCTCCGCATGCGAGCCGTAATGCTCGTGGTACAGCGTCCAGCGGTCCTGCTCCGCATCATAGGCGCCCCACAGCGCCGCCGTGCGGTTCCAGCCGACATCGAGGGCATAGGCCCGGCGCCAGTGCTTGGGGATCTGGAAGTCGTCGACGAGATAATCGTCTTCGGCCACCGGGTAGATCACCCCGGCGCCCAGCACCGGAATCCCCCGGCTGCGGGCCTCACGTTGATAGGGCGGGATGGTGGCGAGCAGATCCGCTTTCGTCGCCGCGTCCAGGTGCGGCACATCGTCCCACGTCGCATTGACGATGTACTTCCCCCCCTGCGCCGGCGCCTCGGGGATCTGCCCGTCCGGCAAAAAATGCATGACGGTCTCGGACAGGCCCTCGAGCGGCGTAAACGTGGTCATCACCAGGCCGTTGTGGTCCCCCGTGCCGGTGGTATCCATGGTGCGCAAGACGTTTTCGGCATGAATGGTCAGCGGCGGTTCCTCATCTTCCACAATGACATCCTGGAAGGTGCCCTCGAACGCTGCGCGGCCTTGCTCGTAGTATTTGAGGGTGAGCTGGGACGCGGCGCCGGAGACGTGATAGACCTGGGCGCTGTCGATGAGGTCCGCCACCGAGCCCGCGGCCCTGGTCACATGCAGGAGGTGCGAGGCCGGAATCATCCCGGTGCCCTGCTCGCCGATCGGCCCGAACAATTCTTCCTGGAGAATTTCTTTCACTTTCTTGCTGCTGGTCCCCGCGGCCCAGGCGCGGACAGGATGCTCGAAACGCCGGCCCTCCCACCAGGCGGGATAGAGGCCGGTGAGATGTAGGACCAGCTCGTAGCACGCGGCGCGCGTCTTGCCGATCCGGTTGGCGCTGATGAACAGGCGTTCCCGGTGCGCCTGCCCTCCGGCAAAAAAGTGCAGGTGCTTGGCGTAGTGCTGCCGGGCGTAGGGGCCGGTGTCGGGAAAGACCGTCCACAGGCGGCCGGTCGACGTTTCGGCGTCGTCGGCCACCAGGAGCCCCGCCAGGGCGGCCTCGTCATCCCGCGACCACATGGCCGTTCCTTTTCGCCAGCAGGGCGGTAATGAGGCGTTGGCGCTCGGCTGCCGGCACCTCGCGGTAGTCAATCGGCCCACCCCCCGCCCCCGTGTGTTCAATGGCTTTCAGCTTGGGCAGGAGGCGGTCAGCAAGGTCAGTAGCGCAGGCGATTTTGAGGGCAGGTTTACGGCTGCTCACCATCGTATCCACCAGCACCTGAAACGGATTGGCCTTCTTGCCTGTGGCCACCTGCTGCTCGATATAGGCCCACAGCTCCGCCTGGCTTTTGATGGTCCCTTTGTTGCGGGTGCCTTTGGCACGGCCCCCACGACGCTGACCGGGTTGCGAGCCGCCGCGTGGCATAAGCTACCTTGACTACTATAGCCCGTCCGGCATGGTGTGATCCCCCATCCGTGTGCCGAGGGTGAGGCGGCACACGGCGGGTGCGGTTGTCTATCTGAGAGTCCTGGGAGCAGTACAGGAAGGCTATCTGGTAGGGAGTGGCTACAAAAAGAAAATGCAGCAGCCATCCGCCATAGTCATAGATAAACTATGCTATACCAGATAGACTACTGCACGGAGGCAATTTTATGGAACCCTTTCGTCTATGTCAAAAGAAAAGTTCAGACCGTCGCAAGACACGATAGTTAATCATAATATCCACGCCATTTGGCAGATGGATCGGACCGCGGAGCCCTGAAAGGCGTCCGTGGATGCGTTCTGGGCCACGACTGAGATTGTCATACGGCGTGCCAAGGACAAGATGTCGTGGGTTACAACAGGGAGGAAACGCGCAGAGGTGGCATAGATGCAAGCCCCTCCCAAAGGGCAAGATCAGGGCGTCAGCACTCCCCCCAATCGCTAAGAAGCGATCTGGGCGGAGCTTGTAACTGACTTACACGACCGCGAGGGTAGCCCGCGTCGATGCGTTACCTTAGAGAGAGTACCTCTCTCCGTTAGGACCGTTGACTCGGCCCTGGACATGTACAGTACGGAGGTACTGACGTTGAACTTTTCCCCCTTGAACGGTTCTCAAGGGAACCTCCTAGCTCAGTTGTCGAAGAACCACCACAAGCCCAACCGTGAAGCTCCCGAAGGAGTGCCTTTAGCTTGTAGAGAAAGTGTATCTAGTGTTTTGTAACCTATGCAACACAGATGTGCCTACGGCACACGAGGAATTGCCTCTGCGAGGCAACCTCCTTTCCTCCCCAGCCAAGCCTTGAGGCTTGGCTGGGGTATCCCGGAGGTCACTGATGATGTGCAAGGATAGTCGCAACCCGATGTGTCTTCATGACTTTGCGAAAATGCGGCACATACACCTTGCCATAGGTCGGACGCGCCGGCTGATGTCCCTCCGCAAAGGCTTCCCGCCAGGGCCAACAGCAGCGTTTGCATGGGTGTCGATGCGTACACTGCCAGACCTTTGACCAGAAATCACGCTCGAACTCGACCATAGAGATGTCGGTTGGGAGCATTGGTAGCGGGGGAGTGGGAGGATTCGGAGGGTCGATAGCCCCACCGCGACCCCAAAACGGGACGCTTCTCGTTGCCCTGCCATGTTTGCTATTGCTCCGTCCCCCTCTCGCATGACGCATAAACACGGGGGGCAGATCTACGGTAGAATAGTCGAACGCCATGACCGTTGCGCTCCATTCGCAAGGGAAGTGGTCAGAGCGGCATCTCGTGTTTGCGCATGGGATGCCGCTTGTTTATTTAGACCAAAGTAAAAGAGTCGCGCCGGCGTGTCAAGCGCAAAAATGCGCTACGGGTCGGTGGGTGGCGCATACCCCAGCACGAGGTCCTCCAGGAGCGCCGTGGCCAGCGCCCCCCACTGCTGCCACTGCGCCACGGTGGTGAGGGCGGGGCGCAGCTGCGTCAGCAGGCTGGCGGCCCAGACGACGCTGGCCAGCGTCCGTGGCTGGGCCAGCGTCTCGGTAATCAGGGCGAACACGGCATGCACCTGCTGGCCGCGGTGCTCCATCTGGGCCATCCGCGTCTCGTCAGGCATGGCTAACTCCCATGGCGGTGCTCGTCATCCCGCTGGCGTTGCAGCAGGGCGGTCACCACCTCCAGGTTGGTCGTGAGCCGCTCGATACTCACGTCAATGCGGGCAATCGCCTCCACCATCTTGACGTTCAGGGCGACGAGATGGCGCAGGATGGCGTCGTGGCTGGCGAGCTGGGCGGAAAAGTCGTCAGGCATGAGGCGTCTCCTTCGGCATACGCCCATTATGCCAGCGGCCTTTCTGGATGGCATCGCGGATATTATCACTATAGGTAGCAAGACGTATATGCGAAGGATTGACGCAGGGAGGATTGTCACAATGATGCATGACACAAAAACATCCACCCCCCTCACGATAGACGAGCATGCTTCCATCAGAAGCGGTGCGCACGACAAATCTCCCTAAGATCAAAGCGCCATGCAACGTTTCAAGGATAAATCGATGTGCATGGACAGGAGAGCCAATAAAATATACGCCATAGCCCTGACGAGAGAATGGTCCTTGCCACTCCCAACAACAACGCCGGCATGTCTTCCCATGGCGACACCGACGGACCTTCGCCCAAAAAGCTTGCTCAAGTTCCCGCAATGATGGCATACTTCTCTCCACGTGATCTGCAAAGATTGCCAGGCTGGCGCAGGGTCGCATCCCCATGTTACGCTACGCCAGCCGTCTCAGGCTCCCTCTCTTCCTCATACATTCCAGACAGATAATCCAGCGATATCCCTAGGGCACGAGCCAATTTCATGGCCGCATCGAGCGAGATGGTTTGCCGGTCGCCACTTTCCAGACGACTAATCAGCGAGACATCCACGCCAGAATGCCGGGCAAGCTCACGCAAGCCCCAGCCTTTCTTTGCCCGCCAGAGTTGTACACGATCTCCTAGTGTCATAGATCCTCCTGTTGACAGACCATACAACAATAGTATCGTCCTTTTTTTGCGATAAATCTAGAGAAATGTGAGGAAATGTATCGTAGTAGTGTTGACAAAAAGCAACAGATGACCGATAATGTATGTATACAGAGTGGAGCAAGCGACCCCGGAAAGAGAGCCTGCCCCACCCCAACCCTTGACCCTGCGAAAGGACCCAGAGTATGGCAACGTTAGCACACACGATCACGACCGTCCAGTTCGACACCGCCCTGCGTAGCGCCGCTGCCAAGGCCCGCACGCGCTACGCGGGCGAAGCGGCCCGCATCGACCGCGGCCTGGTGCTGGCCCTCAATGGTGGCGTGACCCTGCACGAAGACGGCAGCGCGAGCGTGCAGAGCAGCAGCAACGCGGAGATCGTGTACACGATCAATGGGCATTGCGACTGCCCCGACGCCACACGGGCACCGGAAGGCCGCTGCAAGCACCGCTGGAGTAAGGCCCTGGTGCAGAAGGCCCCCTGTCTCGCGCGACGGTACTTTGCCACGTACAGTGCGCCGGATGGCACGGACCACCAGGGCATGGCGACCGAGACGCCGCTGGGCTGGCACTTCGTGCCGGAGGACGGGGGCGAGCCCATCTACGCCTCGACCCACGCGCTGGTCCTCGGTGGCAACGTCCAGGTAGCCACGGCCAAGCGTGCCGAAGAAGAGGCGGCAGGCGGATTGGTCGCCGCCGTGTGCCGCGGCTACGCCCGCTAACACCACCCACCGGGGCGCCCTCGCGGCGCCCCACGAAGGAGGCCCTTATGCCCGTCGCCTTTGATACCTATGCCTTGATTACTCGACTTCAGCAGGGGCAGATGCCCCTCGCACAGGCTGAAGCCGTGTCCTTAGCCCTGAAGGAAGCACTTGAGGACAGTGTTGGCCAGCTCGCCACCAAAAGCGATCTTGCTGAGGTGCGCACCGATCTGAAACACCTCAAATGGATGATCGGCGTGAACTGGGCACTGACGCTGCTCATCCTGGGCAAACTGCTGCTCTTCAAACCTTGACGTCCTCCCAAGGTCTCTGCCCTTGGGAGGACGTCAATCCGTCCCGCTGGAGCGGATGGGCCGTACCGGGTGCCCGTCGTGGGGTCCCCCTGCGTCCTCGTGGTCCGGCTCCGGCTCCGGCTCCCTGGCGCCCACGCCTTGGCGGGCGGGCCATTCCTCGACCGCCGTCGCCAACGCCCGCCACACCGACACCACCGCCTGCCGCTGCTCGGGCGGCCAGGCCCACACCCGGTCAATCATCGCCAGCGTGCGCACCAGGATCGGATCGCTCATGGCCTCGGGGAGCCCGAACGCCCCCGGCGGCGGGTCGGGTGGCCGAATCCCCAGAATGCGGTTCAGATCGAGTTTGAGGAACCGCGCCAGGCGCACGATGGTATCGCCCGAGGGCGTCACCACGCCGTTTTCGATCTGCGAGATCATCCCCGCCGTCACACTTGTCGCGGCCGCCAGATCCGACTGCCGCATATGCCGCTCTTCCCGCTGAAACTGCACCTCATCGCCCAAGCGTGTCACCCACGGTTCTGGCATCGCGCCTCCCTTGCCTTTGTCCCGCTGCTTCGCCATCCCCCCTCCTTTCCACGTGGCATCACTATGTTAGTCTCACTTACCTGATGGTCACAAGTACTATCATTAAAAGGGGTAAATTACGGTATGGTAAGTATGCCTTACATAGCCTACACAAAGGAAGAGCGGCACGGGTAAAAAAAACATTTTGTTACGTTATTGACTTTGGTATAGTGCCACTTACATGCATGCACAGCCTGTAGCGGAGAGGAGGGGGAGATGCCCCGTCCCTGTGTTGGCTTACGTGTCCGCCACTACCGCGAGCTGGGCCACCTCACCCAGGCCCAGCTCGCCCACGCCGTCGGCTGTAGTCGTGTCGCCATTACCCAATTCGAAGCCGGGACCTCGACCCCCTCCCTGGAGGTCTTCGTCCGCCTCAAGCACGCGCTGCAGGCCCCCAGCCTCGATGCCTTACTCGTGCCCTGCCCCTGTCACCCGGGGCCGGCCCCGGGCCGGGAGCCGGGGCCGCCGCCGGCCCGTGCCTCATGACCCACCCGGGCCGCCGCGAGGGCCGCAAGGAACGAAGAAGTTTCCTTGGTAATGTCGCTATCTGCTTGACAAGACAGCATCTCGCTGCGCACCGCCTGCCGTGGTTGCGCCTGGGTTGCCTTCTGGGAGGTGCGTATGCTGCCATGCGGCATCTGTGGGGATGAGGTCCCCTACGTGCGTGACTGCGACCTGGTGCATGTCGGTGTCTGCCATAGTTGCTATCAGTACAATTTCTCGCCGTCCCTGGAGAGCGCGCCGCATCCCGCTCCCACCTACGAGGCCCAGCGGGCGGCGTATATGGCGGCCATGGAGGCGTATCACGCCCGGTTCGGGGAGGCGTACGACCAGACGTTACGGCAGCTCCTGGGCCCAGGCGAGGACACCTGATGCCTGAGACCGTCACCATCCACGGCCAGACCTACCGCGTGGGCACGCCGTCCACGCCCCTGCATCTGGAGCACATTGCCCCAGCGCACCTGCCGCCGGAGTGGGGAGAAATCGATGCGCGCGCCTTCTGTCCCGAGCGCGACTATGGCCGCGCCTATCGCTCGAAAACCGGGCTCCGGGTGCTGCTCACGGCGATGCTCCAGGAACGCCGGCGGTGGCTGCACGTCAGTGTGTCGCACCGCAATGGGCGTCTGCCCGTGTGGCGGGAGATGTGTACGGTCAAAGACCTGTTTTGCGGGGCAGAGCGCACCGCGTACCAGGTGCACCCCCCTACGTCCAAGCATGTGAACATCCACAAGGCCGTGCTGCACCTGTACTGCCCGCTCGATGGCCCGGTGACGCCGGATTTTACCGGAGGCGGGCAAACGATATGAGCGACACCGTCCCCGTCACCTTCCGCTACGCCCTCGGGCAACGGGTGCGCTGGGCACTGGAGCCTGAGGTGCGCTGGCGCGTCATGGCGCGCCTCTATGAGCAGAGTCAGCTCCGCAGCGGCGTGCGCTATCAGTTGCGGGCCATGGACGAGACGCAGGACGCGGTGGCGTATGAGGACGACCTGGCATCGCTGGAGGACACCTAGATGCGCGGCTGCACCTGTCACGGCCCCGCCCTGTGTCCCTGGTGTACGGCCCTCGCTGCGCGCGCCGGGGTGCTGGCACCAGTCGAGGCGCCAGCCCTCAGCGAAGCCGCCTGGCAGGCTGCCGTCGTCCGCATGGCCACGGCGGCCGGATTCATGTGTTACCACACCTGGGACGCCCGGCGCTCGCCGTCGGGCTGGCCTTGACCTGGCGCTCGCGCATCCGACCCCCGGGCATCCGCTGTACCTGGTGGAGCTGAAGACCGACACCGGTCAGTGTACGAAGGCCCAGGTGGCGTGGCTGGCGGCCCTGGCTGGGAGTTGTGGGGTGGTGAGTGGCGTCTGGCGGCCCAGGATGCTCGAGAGCATTCGTGCCCAGTTACGTGGCTAGGAGGGAGGTGCACGACAGCAACACCGTCGCAGAGTGGCAAGGCCGGGTGTGGTGCCCGGCCCCACAAACCTGATCCGTCCCGCGTATGGTGGACAGCCTGGCGGGAGGATCCTCATCCCCATGAAAGGAAGCCTAATGGCTGACGTGACAGAGCGCAAACAGGTAGAAGCTAGAACTGCAGTGCAACGCAAACCCTCACGCGAGGCGCTGCCGACGATTGAATGGCTCGCGGTAGCGGACTTGCTGGTGGACTATAGCTATCAACATCGGCCCTATGCGAGTGCGATTGACGCCCTGAACAAAGATTTTCAAGAAGCCTATAGCGGCTTTATCCTGGTCAACCAACGGAGCGATGGCAGCATGTGGATTCTTGATGGCCAGACGAGATATGCCGTGCATCAGCTCCGCGAGATCCGATGGATACGCGCCGAAATGCTGTACGGACTCACCCAGGCTGAGGAAGCCGGTGTCTATCTGCTCAAATGTATCAATGCCAAACGCATGCCGGTCGATTTCTTCCTGGCAGAATTTGTCGCCGGGCGATCCATGGCCGTGCTCATTCACAAGGTGCTGGCCACGCGCGGCATTGAGATCGAATCCTATGCCTCGACGCAGCGCTACCGCAGCGCGGAATTGCCCCCGGTCGTCACCTGCGTGAGCTATCTCAAACGCATGATTGCTCGTGAACCAACGGAGAAGGAATCTGGTCAACCAACGGGCGAGGTGTTGGGGATGGCGCTCGATCTGATCAAAGATACCTGGGAATACAGCGGCAATTCCCTGACGGCCATCTTCCTTGACTCCATGCATCGCATCCTCGGCCTGCACTCCGAGGAACTTGACCGCCGCGCCTTTATCGCCAAGTTGAAGGAACATCGCCCTGAAGACTTGCGCGAGCAAGCGCTCATGCTCAGGCTGGGCACGAAACCGCTGCTCTCGACGGGTGCGGCGCTGCAGCGTGTCATGATCGATCTCTACAACAGCGGCCGGCCGCAGCACAGGAGGATCACCCTTGGATCTCCACACCGCAGCTAAACGCTATGAAGAGATGCGGCGCTTCTGGGCGCGGGAAATGGCCATCAAACTTGTCGAAGGCCACTACCGTAGGCTCCGCAGCCTGCTGCGGTCCATGCAGGCTAGCAGGGTGCCTATGTCAAGCAGGATGCTTGCCGCAACCTGGCCCATGGGCGATGCCACAGCCATCTCGCATGAGAGGAGTACCGTCATGGCCCTCACAACGCTCAGGCGTGCAGGCATCGTCAAACGCAGCCCTCGGACCGACTGTATCTATTGGTATGCACTGACAGAGTTAGGGGAACTGGTGTGCATGTATCTTCCAGATCACAGTGAGGATCGAGATCACAGTGAGGATCGAGATCACAGTGAGATTTTAGATCACAGTGGGTCGTCATTCGACATGGCCAGGCACAGACTAGGCAAACTCTGTTCCCGTGGCCATGCCTTCAATGGTACTGAACAATCGCTGCGGTACAAAGGAAACGGCGGTTGTGTCGTCTGCCTCAATGAGGATCAGCTGGCCAGGAGTCAGCGCAAGGGCGGACGCCCTCGCAAAGCCCTGGCTGCCGTGTCAGGCGCGTAAAGGTAGGGAGCAGGGTGTGAGGGAACGCTTCCTACAGGGAACGCGACCCGCCTGCGCCCGCGGCCCTGCTCCCTATGCCCCGCGTGAAGGTGCCGTAGCATCGCGGGCCTGGTCCTGGCGCGGTCACTCGGCTGCCCCAGGCCGGGGGTTAGGACGCCTGTGGCTCGCGCTGCTCGACCAGGGGGGACGGCGCGCGGCGTTCCCGTTTCTCAATGTATTGTTCGAGTTGCTTGGCGCAGAACTCGTTAATGTTGGAGTCATCTTCATGCAGATAAAACTGCGCTTTGCGGAACACTTCTGGACGTACACGCAAGGTCGTTTGAATGAGTTCGTCAGGCGCGCGACCTTTGCGGGTATTGCAGAGAGGATCGAAATACGCAATGCAGGCTTTTTCGACGGGCTTCAAGAGTGTGTCATCACTCATGACAAGCCAGGCAATACGGCTCGCATGGTGAGCACGAAAGCGGGCAAAGAAATGCCCCTGCCACCGTTGGAAGAGGCACTGTGTTTGCCCAATATAGAGCACCGTGCCCTGGGCATTGAGGACAAAGTAGATGGCGGCATACGTTGGCAATGCCTTGCGATTGTCGAACGCCACCGAGGGCAGAGTAAGTAAAGGAATCGTCTGCGGATCAAACACGTACAGGTCTCCCTGGTGACTTCCTGGGGGCTTTGGGGACATCCGCCATCCAGTCCGTGATTTCCTGAATACGCTCAGGCCGCTCGACGAGGGTTTGCATGAGGTCGTCGAAAAAGTCTTGCATGGTAATGCCCCGCATCCGCAGCGTGCCCAGGAGGCGATCACGTACGGGGCGGTTCGTTTTCAGATGGATGGTCACACGGTCCATTGTCTCGATTGCAGGCATACAGATGCTCCTTAGTAAAGGGCTTTTATGGAAAGTATATTGCTCTTGCAATCTTTAGTCAATTATCTAAAATATCATCCATAGTTTCGATTATATCCATACAACTCTCAGGGGGACTCATGGCCGAGACATACACAGCAGAAGAGCTGAGGACGAGTACCAATGGCCATCTCCCATCTGGCGTGACGTGGGCGAAAGTGCTTGAGGTCGTCGTGGCATCGGAGGATGACAGCATCTTTACGCTTGGGGTGATCCAGGCGGTAGCCGAGGCCGGGAATGGCTGTCTGTTTGAGCACGCCATTCAGCAACGCTGTGCACGCATCCGCGTCCGCGACCCGGCGCTGTACCACGGCCAACTGTTGGAACTTATCACCGCAGCGATGCCCCAGCGTTGGCGGGATTGGGACCGCGATATTGCGGCGCTCGCACTGACGGCACCGACACAGGCGCTGCCACCTCCAGAGACCTTGACCCACCTCCTTGCGGACGATATTGCACCCCCACGACCCCTCTTCGAGGGCCTGATGCACGATGGCATGTTGCTCTTTGGGGGCAAATCGAAGCGGGGCAAGTCGTGGCTCATCTTTGATCTGGCCATTGCGCTGGCGGTCGGTCGTGCGGGCTTTCGACATTTTCCGTGTCCGGCACCGCTGCCCGTGCTGTACCTGGCGCTTGAAGATGGCCGTGCCCGGCTCCAGGGCCGCGCCAAGGCCATCCAGCCGAACCTCACCCAGGTCGATAATTTCCACCTGCGGTACGCCTTCCCTGCCCTCGCGCACGGGGGAATTGAAGCACTCCAGGAAGAAATCGCCAGGTATCACTATGGCCTGGTCATTATTGATGTGCTTGCCAAGCTTGAAACCGCCCCGGCGGGCAAGAGTGAGCGTGGATATCACGACATTTATCACATGTTCACTCCCCTGCAAGAGCTGCGGAAGGAGCACCCGTTCTGCCTGGCCATGCTCACCCACTTACGGAAGCAGGAAGCCGATGATGTCTTCGATGCCATCATGGGATCAGTCGCGTACCAGGGCGCCCAGGACGTCTTATGGGTCTTAGAGCGGAAACCTAAAGATGACTTTGCCTTCCTGCATATTCGTGACAAAGACGCCGAAGAAAGCACCATTGCCTTGCGCTTTCTTGATGGCCATTGGGAGTACATCGGGGAAGGCGAAGAGTACGAAGTGAGCCGTGATAGCCGCAAGATTATTCATGTCCTGAATGAGGAGCCCCGTGAATTAAGTATCCCGGAAATCATGAAAGCGGCCGGGTTTAAAGAGGAGAAATATGCCTACGTTCGCAACCTTCTGGTGAGTCTCGTCAAAGATGATTTTATTCATCGCACCAGACAGGGACGCTATAGCGCAACGGTCCGAGCCGCCCATGAATTTCTGGCACAGGACAGCCTTGCGGACTATGACGATGGCCGCTACGGAGACTAACCCATGCGCTCTATTATGACAAACATGACAATGGCGACAAGCATGACATCACGGACAAAGATGACAATGGAACGTATGGATGTTTGTCATGTTGTCACTTTTGGCCGTATGACAAATTCTGAAAAAATCGCCGCGCCAATACAGGGGCAAACGGGGTTTGTCATGTTGTCATGTTTGTCATGATTGACCTCGCGCATAGCGCGCGCGTGAAGACATATAAACTGTGAGATTATATTTGATTTGTATGTTATGTTTGGAATATAATTGCCGATACGTAGTGTATGACCCAAAACGACGACAGGCCACCTTCCGGCGAAAGGAGCGCCCGCGATGATGAATCTGTGTTTCCTTGCTGCGCTTGCCGTCTGCCGCTTTGGCGGTGATGCCAGTGCCATCTTCCTGGGCATTATGTTCCTGCTCGGCGGGTTCGTGTGCTCGGTCCCACACAGCCTGGAGAAGCAACACGCCGTAGGCGTGGTGTGGTCCGCCGGGACACTGATCGGCACGATCGCACTTGCATGTGTCTAAACGACGACAGGCCACCCCCTCCCGCAAAAGATAGGGCGGCCTGCCTGACTCCCCAAACGCACGAAGGAGAGTAGTGGAATGAGTACAACAATTATCCCAGAAGTGCAAGATATCGTGGACAGTGCAGATGAGCGAGAGTTGTGGATCGTCGGCCGTGAGTTCGAGCGGCCTCCCTACTTCCACGCGGGCAAAGGTGGGGATACGCGGCTGGCGCGGGCCTTGCGCGTGTGCGTCGACGGGCGCATCACCCCCAACAGTGACGGCTCCTACACCGTGGAAGGCAGCGAGCACCGCACGTACCGCGTGGGCGACTCCTGCTCCTGCCCACAGAGCCAGAAAGGGCAGTCTCGTTGGTGTTATCACGCCGTGGCTGTGGCGCTGTACGTCGAATGGCAGAAGCGCCTGCGCCCCCGGGCGCCCACGTTCAGCCCGGTCGTCCTCGGCACGCTGCGCGCCGGCACGGCCCCCGTGCTGCCGATCACCCCGGACGAGGACGACGCCCCCGGCAACGGCTTCCCGGTGGACGACGAGACGCTGCCGCTGCCGCTGCCGCTGCCACCCACGACGATTGACGAGCGCCTCGCGGCCGGCCCCCATGCCACCGAGGACCGCCTGGCGCCGGCCGCCGCGGTCGCCAGGGATCACGTGTATGATGCGTTACCGACGCCCCAGGAGGACCTGATGACCGAAGACGCTGAGGCCTACATCCCGGAGCCCCCCGACGGCTTTACGGCCACCGAGGCCGATTTCCCCCGCTTCGGCGCGGCGGCCACGGCCCCGGATGGAGCTCCGGGGCAGGCCGTGGAAGAGCCGCCCGCCCCTGCCCCGCTGCGTATCCCCCGCGAGTACACGGTGTCGATCAAGGGCCGCGTGCACGTCCTCTACACCGGACTGGTCCTCGCCGCCCGCACGCAAGGCCTGCTCACCCTGGCCGCCGACTGGACTTACAACGATGCCGAGCTGTCGCTGGCGCATGCGGTGTGCACCTTTGCCGATGGCCGCCGCTATGAAGACAGTGGCGATGCCACCCCCGCGAACGTCAGCAAGGGGATTGCGACCCACTTTCGGCGTGTGGCCCTGACGCGGGCGAAGGCGCGGTGCTTACGCGATGCGCTCGGGATCAGCGAGTGCAGCGTCGAGGAGTTAGAGGATGACACGCCGAAGCGCGAGGTGCCGGACATGAGTCCGGCGTCGACGGACAAGCGCCGCAGGCAACGGATTTGGTCCATCGTCAAGGAGCGCGCCCCCCAGGTCACGACACGCGAAGGGGTTGAAGCATGGGTGTTCGCACACACGGGCCTGACGCTCCATCCAGATCGCTATGCTGAGATTGCCCAGCGCTTAGTTGACGTCCTCCCCCCACTCAAGGAGGCCCTATGAGCACCCCCCTCGCTGCCGTGGCCCTGATCCACCTGCTGCGATCCACCGACGACTGGCGCCCGGTGTGCGGCCTGGACCAGGTCGTCAGCGGCTCCACGCTGCGGGCCCTGGTCACCTGCCAGGCCTGTTTGGGGAGGGGCACGACCGCGCTGTGCCTCTTCGAGCACCTCTGCAACGTCGGCAACGCCCTCGCCACGTACCGTGACACCTACGAGCCGTGTAGCGATGGGTGGGCACAATTAACGTGCGTTATTGTGTCATTAGACGCGGCCATTGACCTTTTAGTGCGCTCCAGCGGCCTGGTCTGCGACAATAGGGAGGACGCATGCGACGCTGTGTAACCTGCCGGGATGAGGCCGACGACGTGCTCTGGCAGCCCTTTGGCCCGGCCGCCTCCCCGAGCGCCGGCTGCGTGGCGTGTGGGGGCGTGCGGATGGCCGGCCGCCGCGTCTGTGGGCCGTGCTACAATGCCCGCTGCCGGGCGCGGTATGCGTCGCCCAGGCCGCTGGCGCGCACCACAGGCCACCGCACCGCCCGGAGCCGGGGGCCAGACGAGTCCTGGTGCTGGTGGTGCCAGGAACCCCACCACCGCCGCTTCTTTGCGCGCCACGCCGGGCGGCGCTCGGGCGTGGCGGCGGTGTGCAAAGACGGCCAGCGGACGCTGTACCGCCTGCGCACACTGGGGACCCGTCGGGTGCCAGCCCGGGGCCACAGGCGGGGGGAAGACACGCATGCTTGACGTACTCCCCACGGCTAAAGCCGGGGGATTCTGGGATCAACCACCCACGCTGGCCGGAGCCAGTCTGACAGGATGTACTCCACGAGAGGACGCGCCCCATGCCTGATTGTACTCCTGGGCAAACGGCCTACGAGGCGTATGCGGCGGCGCGCTTCCCTGACGCCGCGTGCCCCATCTGGGCGCCGTATGCCCACCTCTCGCACACGGCGCAACGTGCCTGGGAGGCCGCCGCGCAGGCCGTGCTGGCCATGCAGGCGCCGACGATGACGCTGAGAGAGGCCCGGCGCCACGCCCTGGCGCTTGGGCTGTGCCTGGTGGATCTGGCGGAGCATTGGCACCTGGAGGTCGATATCTGGCTACCGGTGGAGGATCCCAGAGAGGCACACCGGCAGGAGACACGATAGGGCTTGTGTTGGGGTGCGGGGTGGTGTATACAGGAGATCTCCTAAGGCGGAACGGGGACCGCGCAAACAGCCCCCGTATCCATGACATACCCCTTACCAGGAGGGCTATGCCACTTGCATACAGCCATTCTACACACCATTTGCTCTCATCCGCAAGTCAAAGGTTCGCTGCGCTTCACCGCGCTGAACATTGCGTACAAGTGTAACGGGGCTGGCATCGGGCGCGTGGCCTATCGCTACCTCGCCAAACGCACGGGCCTGCACGTCCGCACGATCATGCGCCACGTCGCCAAACTGATCGCCCTGGGCGTCCTGTGCAAGACCGTGACCCGGCTGCGTTCGCAGCGTTGCATGCTGAATCTCTACAAGTTTATACTGCCCACCTGTGCATGTGACACAGCGCCATCGAGAACAGAAAGAGGGAGAAAAGAGCTGACGCTGGAAGACGTGCCGACCCTGGAACGTGGACTGCGGAGCTGCACGCCTGGCAGTCTCGCCTACGAAACCACCCTGGAGACGATCACCCGGCTCCGCACGCTGCGCCTCTAGCGCACGAGGACCTCGACTCTACGGTTACGAGGTTCTGATTGCCCAGGGCGATCGACGAGCGGTGCGCGACTGCCACGCCCCGTGACCCGCACAAATGTCGCCATCAGTCCCCCCTGCCACAGCAGCAGGCGCACCGCCTCCGCCCGGGCGAGCGACAGCCGGTCATTGCCCACGTCCGTCCCGACTTGATCGGTGTGGCCGGTGATCTCCACCTCGACCACGCCGCGCCGCTGCACCTCCGTCAGGAGCTGTGCCAGGGTGACACGGCCCTCGGCACTGAGCCCAACCTTGCCGGTGGCAAACCGGAAGGTGAACACCGCCGCTGGCTCCGGCGCCGTGGCCAGCACTGCCCCGTAGCGCTGCTGAATGGTCTCGGGCGGCAACGTGCCCAGCAGCAGCCGCCCGCCCTGCCAAATGTCGGCGGTACTCTCAGGGGTCGTGAGCGTCGTGGTACCTCTGGCCGTCGTGACGGTCAGCGTCTCGCCTTCCTCGGCGCCAAGCAGCACGATGCGCTCGCGTGGACCCGCACAGGCACTCAGCAGCAGCACGACGAGCCCGCAGTACGCACCTCTCATTTGTTGACCTTTTCGACTGGTAATGCGACCCATTTAAAAATAGGTTCCCACGCGCCCACGTGATACCGGAGCAGCGTATCGCCCGTGCTCTGGCACAAGGTTACACGCACGACAATGTTATGCGGCCCATCCACCTCGTAGCTACTCCCCTGCTGGAGACACGCGGCGTTACGGCTCCATAAACGTGTTTGTTCCTGTACGAGCTGGAGTTCGGAGGACCGTACGCCAATGCGCCACGCCTTCACTTCCTGTATCACTGTCGGCACACTGCCGCCAATCGACAGCGCGAGCGTCGGATACAGGATCAGGTATTGCCATATCTTTGTGGGTGGCGCGGGCGCGGGGAGGGCGGCAGGCGTGGCCGCTCCCGTCTCGACCACGCCTCACCGCCCCAGCGGGAGCGCCCGCAGCAGTTCGATCAGCGACACCACGAGGACGGCAGGCCAGAGGGGTGCCCTGCCTATCGCGTGCACGATACTGATGACGAAGGCACTGACGGCCAGGAGGACGAAAACCGTCAACATTATGTGACCCTCGCTAAAGTTTGCGCATACGTATACCGATACCGTATACTATGAGCATGAAAACACGTATCAAGACTCTGACCTGCCAACGCTGTGGCCACACCTGGATTCCCCGTAAGGTCGAGATCCGGCAGTGTGCCAAATGTAAAACGGCGTACTTTGAGACGCCCAGACCTGCGCCACCGGATGGGGCTCCGGGGCAGGCCAGGGAGGCGTGCTGATGGACCCCAAGATTGTGCAACAGCTGGCGGATGCCATCACGAGCCTCGCCAGCACCGAGTCCCTGATGGGATATACCCTCATCGTCTTGACGGTGGGCATGCTGGTGTGCTTCGCCATCCTGGGCAAATATACGGTGGAGATGAGCCGCATCGCGCGGGATATCCACCAGCAAACGACGGAGCTGCTGAAACGCTCCGCACCCTAACACCCCCCGCCCCTGGATGACACACGTCCAGGGCAGGCCCTGGCCGCCGGGGGCACGCAAGGAGGTCGTATGCTGACCATTACCCGCCGCTCGGTGCTGAGTGGCACCATGCAGACGATGACCATCCCGGTCACCAATCTCCAGTTGCTCCAGTGGCAACAGGGGGAGATCACTCTGGCCGAGGTCGAGCCACCGCTCACGGCTGCAGCGCAACGCTTCCTGACCACGGGCGTCACCCCCGAAGAAGACGCCGCCCTGGCCGTCCTCGACTAACACGCACGCCCCTGGCCGCCAGGGGCACGAAAGGTTGTATGCCACCGACCCCGACTCCCATGGAACTGCTGCAGCGTGCCATGCAGCTCCATGCCGACACGCTGATCGATCACAAGGAACGCCTCGGCGTGCACCAGCACTGGCTGACGGCCTATGCCGACCAGCTGGAGCGCCATCACCTGCGGATGGATGCCCTGCAGGCGACGGTCGAACGGATCGACCTGACCTTACAAGCCATCAAGGACCTGCTGGAGCGCCGTAACGGTGGTGCCCAGCCCTAACCCCCCGCCCCTGGCCGCCGGGGGCACGAAAGGATCGGTATGTCTCTCCTCTTCGCGCTGCTGATTCCCGTGTGTCTCTGGGGGCTCGTCGCTTCCATCCGCACGTCGCGTGCCGCGGCCCGGGCCTGGGAGGCAGCCCAATGGGACTGCCCTGACGGCGCGGCCCTCAAGGCGTTTGCCCAGGAGTTCGCACAGGCAGACCGACGTGCACGCCGGCTCGAACCGTGGCGCGCGCCCTGGCCCTGGTGGTTTCTCGGCGCGTGTCTGGCCTTTGCCGGGCTCTGTCTTGGTGCCGGGATGTGGCAGTGGCGCACCCCAGATGCCCCCGTGCTCATCCTTGGCGGCCTCGTGTTCGGCCTCGCAGGGACGTTCAAGGCGTGGGCGCAGTCTCAGGCTTAGGCGCCGCTTCGCGTGCGACGAGGGCGGCGATAGCACTCAAGGACCCGTGCGTAAGCGTCCCGTTGCCTTCGCGGATGGCCTCGCGCAAGGCCAGACGCCCCAGTTTCGATTGCATGATGCTGGACAGCACGGCCGAGGCGCCTTCCGTGGCCAGAATCATCGCCCCCCCCGTGAGCAGGTCCCCGGTCGTCGCCCCGTAGCCGGCCCCGCCCAGACGTCCGAGCCATTTCAGCGTGCTCCCGACGGTGCCCTGGGCATCGGGATTCGTCACCCGCGTGAGCTTGCCCACCTCGCGTAACGTGTTGCGCATATCGACCACTTCCGCCGCTGTAAAGCTGCCCGCAAAGAGCTTGTCTTGATGCAGGCGCTTTTCCACCTCATTGCGGATACGCTTGCCGTAAATCTGCGTATGCGCACCTTCCTGGAGTTGCAGCCCTTTGCCAGGACTCCAGATGTCAGTCAGCGTCTCGTGGGCATGCTCTTTCCGTTTGGCCGCAATGGCCTCCTTGAGCGTCCCTGCCCCGGCGGCCGTGCCCCGGGTGGCGGCCTGGGCCAGATCCTCGTGCACCGCGCCGTAGAGATCCTGTAAGCGCTTCAGTTCCGCCTTATCCGTCGTCGTCTGTATCTTTTGGAACAGGCGCTGCCGATACTTTTCCAGTTCATCGAGGGGCACGTTACCCCCATGCTTGCGCATCAGGCTCATGAGCCCACTCCCGGCCTGCATGGCTTCTGTGCTGACAAAGCCCTTCTCCATGCCCTGCTCTTCCCGGACGACTTTCCCTGCGGCCCGCCACAAATGGGTCGTCGGCACGGCCCCACCCTGGGCGGCCGCCTCCGTGAATAACTCGCTCGATGGCCTGGCCGGCATCGTGCGCTGCCCGAGTTGCGCCAGCTTCTCAGCCGCCAGCTCATGCCGCCCCACATTGGCCCCGGGCAGGGTGCGCACCGTGCCCTTCACGGCCGCGGTGGTCCCCGCCACCCCCAGGGGAATCGCGCCCAGCAGATCGCTCGGGTACACGTTCATAAACGGGGTTTCGAGCAGCGGCTTCTCCTGTCCGGTCAGGCCCATGGCCGTATTGGCCCGCGTCGCCAGGCTGCCACCCAGGGCTGCCCCTGCGGCCGAACCGACAGGACCGAGCGGAGCGCCCAGCGCGGCCCCGCCTACGGTCCCCAGGGTATTCACGGCAATCGCGGGCACGGCCGAGAGGGGGATGCCTTGCTCATGGCGCCGTTCTGCCAGCATCCGGCTTGCCGCGGTGGGATCAAGCGGCTCGATGGACGCCAGGGCCTGCTGCCTCGTCGGCGCTGGGGGAGCTGCCTGCGGCGTGCTCGGCTTCTCGATGGCAATCGTCAGCTGACTCGGTGGCTCCTCACTGGCCAGAAACTCCGCTTGCAGGTCGGGCCGCAGCCCCCGAAACTCCCCGAGCCGCTGCTGCCGCACCGCCGGAGGCAGTTGCTGGATGGAGGGTAACTGGAGAAACCGTGTTTCGGGCGCCTGGCTGGCCCCAGGTTGCGTCGATGGTCCGGGGGCCGTCTGGGAGGACGGGGCAGGCGCCTGCGGGCTTGCAGGGGCTTCTACGGCCTGTGAGAGATCTCTTCCACCTGGTGGGGCTGTCGTGCCAAACAACGCCTGCGAGAGGTCGCGTCCCCCCGTCTGGGCCTGGGTCGCGGCTTCGGCCACGCCAGGGCTGAGAAAGCGCTTCACGTTCGTGAGAAAGCCCCGCGTTTCGCGGGGCATGTTGGCCAGGCCTTGGCGATCCACATTGCCCTGGCCCCAATTCCACGCCGCCAGCGTGCGGTCCACGTCGCCGCCATATTTCGTATACAGACTGCGCAGTTCTTTGGCGGCGGCCGGGGCTGCCTGCTGGGGATCGAACGGATCAATCTTGTACTGCGCGGCCGTCGCGGGCATAAACTGAAACAGGCCCTGCGCCCCTGCGGAGGACTTGACGCGCGGATCGCCACCCGACTCCTGGCGCAGCACCGCGGTCATGAGGCCGGAAGGCAGGCCGTGCTGCTCCTCTAACTGATCGAGCCCGAGCTGCGACCGCCAGGTGTCGACCGACGTCCGACCCCCGCCACCAAACAGTTCGCCACTGAGATCGCGTCCGTCGGCCATGGCCCCCTCCTAACGTACGGTATAGCCCTTCGCCTTCAAGGCATCGAGGACCTCCTGGCGCGTTTTCCCACTGCCCTTCATGGTCGCCGCGATATCGGCTTCCGAGGCGACCTTCTCGCCGCCCTGGCCACTGGTGCCCGCGGGGGCCGGTCGCGGTGTCGCCCCCAATTCCCCGCGCTGCCGCATGCCCGGTAACTCACTGCGCGGCGTCGTGGCTAACTTCAACTCTCGGTCAAGCATGCTCGGCACCCGTTCCTGCGCCAGGGTGAGCTTCTGCTCAAATTCCTCCGCCGAATATTCCTTGCCGGTCGGGATATAACCGTACACCACGCCGCTCTCGGTCTCGGTAAGTGCCTTGCCGGCCGTGCTAAAGGCTTCGGCTTTGGCCAGGGCGACCAGCGCCGCAAAGCGCGCAAATTTGGGGTCGGCCTTCCCCCCCGTGGCATCCGCGTAGAGTTGCTGGAGTTGTTGGGCTCCCATCGTCATGCCGCCCATGCCGACGAACTTCTTGCGCTCCTCGGGGGTAAATTCCGTCGTCAGTTTCTTGATGGTATCTTCGGCCTGCGTCAGCGTGTTAAAGCGGAGCAGTTGCGTCTCGCCGAGGGGTTTGAGCCCTTCACTCGCGGCCCCTTGTTGCTGGGACACCCGCAGTTTATCCGCTTCGCGCTGCTGGATCGCCGCCTCGACAATCTCCCGACTCGGCATGGTCCCAGGGGGTTGATCCTTCATTTTCGTGTAAATCACCGCGTCAAGTTGGGCATCGCCCGTGTAGTTGGGGATATTCGCCCCCGCCTGTTGTTGTTTGAGGAGCGTTGCCTGCGCCTTCACGGCCTCGGCTTGCGCTGCGAGGTCCTGAATCTTGAGCGTCTGCGCCGACTTCACATCGAGCGCCCGCTGAATAAACGGCTCCATCGCGGCCTTGGAGTAGAACTGTGGCAGTTGTGCCGCCGCCCTGGGGTCAATCTGCCCAATGTCCTGCCTGGCCTGGTCGAGGCTCGCCTGATCGTTGACGCCCTGGGCGATGCGGCCAATGGAGCCGGCAATCTTTTCCCCCCACTCCAGCCGCTGCGTCTGCATCTTCATCTGCTGACCCATGACCTGGAACGCCGCATCGGGATCGGTGCGCATGAGCGCCTCCAGCGGGTGCTGCCGTGGCGGTCCCCCGAGCGACCCGATCGTGCTCTGTGGTGGACCTCCCGGCATGCCGCCACCTGGTGGCCCCTGCGCGTACTGGCTGAGGTCCTGCCCACCAGGGACCTGCTGTGGTGGTTGGGGTGTCATGCCTGGACCAAACGTCTGTTGGGTCACTGGATTGGGTCCCAGTGCAGGCATGGGACCACCACCCGGCGCCAGCGCCAGGGCCGGATCGCCGAGCGTGGACGTGGGACCCCCCAGCACCGCGCCCGGGTTCTGCTGATAGTACTGGCGGGTCCGGGCCGCCGTCTCCTGCTGGCGCTTGAGTTCGGCCAACTCGATGAGGCCCGTGTCGGCCCGGTTCGCCTCCATGACCCCCTGAGACCAGGGCCGGATCTGGCTGTCTCCCAACATCCCGAGCAATGAGCCAAGTGTGGACATGGCCTGCTCCTATGCGTTCACGCTGCGCAGGAGAGCGGGCAACTGATTCCCGGCCCCGGTCAGCGCGCGTTGCCACGACAGCGCGCCGCCCAGCTCGCCACCGCCCTGCGCCGTGCCGAGTTGACTCAGCAGGCTGCCCTGCTGCCGGGCATTGGCAAAACCCAGCTCGCCCAGCTGTCCCACCGCCGTCTGGCCCAGGCCCGCGAGCCCCGCCAGCCGGTTCCACTGCGTATTTTGGCCCTGGAGCTGGCTCTGGTACGTCGCCAGCATGCGTTCATAATCGCTCTGATTCTGGGCGACATCCTGCCCGTAGCGGTATTGCGATTGTTGCAGCATGCGGTTGTACATCTCCTGCTGGTACTGCTGCTGTTGCTGCTGGCTCCACTGCTGACTCTGGAGCCCCTGGGTAAACTGTTGCCCCTGCCCCTGGAGCGCCTGACTAAAGCCCTGCTGACTCGCCTGTTGCGCCAGTTGTTCCCGCAAGGCCGTTTCCGCCTGCGCCTGCGACCAGCCCTGCTGCGAGGCGATCTGGTTCACCTGTTCGCGCAACTGCGTCTCACTCATGGCCTGCCCAAACCCCATCTGCGAGGCCTGCTGCGCCCACTGCTCGCGGGCCTGCGCTTCACTCATGGCCTGGCCAAAGCCCTGCTGCGTGGCCACTTGCTGCCAGCCTTCGCGCAGCTGCGCTTGCTGCGCGGCCCGGTTCCAGGCCGCGCCGTACTCCTGCGAGGACAGCTCCTGGCCCTGTTCCTGGAGGGCCATCAGGGCGGGGCCCGACAGGGCACTGCCGCGCGCCGCCGCCGAGCCCTCAAGGGCATTGCGGGCACGGTCGAGGCGAAACTGCACCCCCGGATCGTTGCGCAAGAGCTCCTGCCCGCTCAGCGTCGGCACGGCCCCCGGCGTGTAGCGGTACTGACTCGCTTGCGGCGCCTGCCCCGGCGTGTAGCGGTACTGGCTGGCGTTCGGGATGCCCCCCGGCGTGTAGCGATAGTCCTGCGCCCGGGGCCCCTGCCCCGGCGTGTAGCGATAGTCGCCGGCGTGCACGGCGGCTGGCCCTTGATAGTCCTGGGGCGTCCATCCAGGGGTCGCGCTGGGCAGCCCATAGGCCACCCCGCTAATGGTCGGCGGCGGTTGAAACGCCCCCGGCGGCCCCTGCCCGGCGAGCTGCTGGAGTTGCGGCAAGGCCTGTTGCCCGGCCTGGAGCCACGGCGCTTGATTGGCCTGCTGCTGGAGCCACTGCGCGGTCTGCAGGTCGAGGCCCCGGTTGAGCGCTGCCGCTTGCAGGCGGGCCGCGTCATTACTGGCGTTGCTGCCAATAGCACCGCCCGCGAGCGCCCCCGCGCCACTCAGGAGCGGCCCCAACGTCCCCGCATTCTTGCCGAGGAAGCCGCCGATGGAGCCCAGGCCGCCCAGGATGGAGTTGAAGACGCCACCACCCCCCACGCCGCCACCACTCGTGTCGAGGTCGGCCCCCTGATACCACCCTTGTTGCGTCTCATCACCGCCCCAGCCCAGAAACGACGCCATCGCCGGATCATCGGCGGAGGCCTGCGTCGCCCAATCGTACCAGGGCTGCTGCGTCTCGTCGCCGCCCCAGCCGAGAAAATCGTCGTAACTCACATCGGCCATCCGCTGTCCTCCTGTGTCTGTGAGCGCCTGGGTCGTGGCCTGCGCGGCGCCTTCGGTGGCCCCCTGCGCGGCGCCCTGCGCCGCCCCGAGGAGTCCCTGGACGCCACTGCCCGCCTGCCCCAGGCCACCCGCGAGCCCCAGGTACCGACTCGCCTGCTTGAGCGGGTCGGCGCCCGGAATGCGCCCGAGCGCGCCCGTCACCTTCCCGGCAGACGACGCCAGCCGGGCCGCATCGCTGAGGGAGTTGACGCCACTGCTGAACACGTTCGAAAGCCCGCCAATACCGCCGGCGAGGCCCCCGGCGATCCCCAGCCCCAGGCCGAGGTTGCGTAACCAGGGTTGATCGATGGCCTGGCCTACGACCCCCGCCCCGGTCCCGGCAATGCCACTCAAGGTGCCGATCGAGCCCAGCGTCGAGGCCAGGGACGCCCCGCCCGCCGCGAGCGCCCCGGCCGCCAACCCGCCGGTGGCCCCGAGGCCGAGGACGCCGAGGGCGCCAAACAGGTTATCACCCAGCCCAAAACCGACGTCGGACGCCTGCGGGACACTGGCGCGGTAGTCCCAATCGGCGGCCATGCGAAAGACCTGCTGGAAGAGCTGGCGCTCCTGCGGGGTCGCCGTGCCAGCGTCCATCTTGTCGCGGATGCCCAGCATGATCGGCCCCGCGTCTGGGCTGCCCGGGTCGAGGCGGCTCCACCAGCCCTCGCTCGTCCGCTCGCCCTGCCAGCCCGGTGTCAGGCTGCCGAGGTCCCGCGTCGGAATCGCCCGGGCTTGCGTCTCCCACGTACGGTACTGCTCCGCCTCGTAGTCCTTGGCCTGCCCCGAGCGCACCCGGTCGCGGTAGTCCAGCAGCGTCGTCAGATAGCCCGGGCTGGTCTGGCCAATCGCCCCGCCCATCACCTGGCGCGCCGGGTCCCACTGAAAGGCATCGCTCCCAAACTGCGCGACATTGCGATATTCTGGCAACTTCTCGACGCCCTTGGTGCCCCACTCGATGCGCTGGCCGTTGGGCAGGGTGATGCTGCCGTATTCGGGGATCGATACCCCCTCTTCCTGGTCATCGACGATGCCTTGCCCTGGCACGTTCCACAGCATCGCTCAGCACCTCCTGCACGAGATACGCCCGTCGTTGCTCAATCTGCGTCAGTTCCTGCGCGACGCTGGTCTGCACCTACTTGCGTTCCGCCAGGCGCCGTGTTATACGCTCCTGCATCCGTTCCCTTTCGCTGGAGGTTCGCATGGCCGTGCCCGCCCCCACCCGCTGGTGGCACGTGTGCGTCTGGGGGCTCCTGGTGGCCCTCGGCCTCGCCGTCCTGTGGACCAGTTTCAGCGGTTAAGCCCGCGCCTCGACGGCCTCAACGCGTGCCAGCAATGCCTGGATGGCGCCGACGAGATGCGGCACGAGCTTGCTGTGGTCAACTTGCTGTGGGCGGATACTGCCATCATCATTGACAGCATCAGGTTCACCAGTCACAGCTTCAGGAATGGTTTGTTGGAGTTCGTGTGCGAGGAAGCCGTGCCCTGTGGACTGGTCGGCTTGCCACCGGAATGCCACGGGACGCAGCGCGCGGATCACGTCGAGGGCGCCAGCGAGGGTGGTGATCGCCTCCTTGAGGCGCCCATCAGACGTCGTGTTGTACGCCACCGCCGTCGCCGTCGTCGTAATGCCGCCCACATAGCCCCCGGCGATGTTAAAAAACGCGATGGCCGGATTCCCTGTGTCACTGCTCGCCGCCCGCATCTCCATGCCAGAATGGACGGTCTTGCTCTGCAGCACAGTAACCGGCGGCGCCGAGGTCGTCCCCACAAAGGTCGCCAACCCCGCCACCTCCAGTTGGCCCTGTTGGGTGAGCACGGTGCCGGAGCCCACCCGCAACCCCCAGAGATACGCATCCCCACTCGGATTGGAGAAACCCGCGAGCCCCGTCGCCGTCCCCCCCGTAATCGCCACTGCGTCGGCGTGCTGCGTCGCCATGGTGCCGAGGCCGGAGAGCGCCCGCAGCGCCTCGGCCCGCGTCACGCCAGGGGCCGGGGTGACGGCGGTGATGTTGCCGCCACTGACGGTGCAGGAGAGGAACACGAGCAGGCCGTCGACGTCGGGCGGGCGGGTGGCGGAGGGCTTCCAGGCATACTGGGTGCCCGCCACGCGGTTCCAGGTGGCATACGTCGTGAAGCTATCCTGGGTCAAGGCCACCCAGTACGTCCCATCACCACCGACGAGGGTGACGGTGTGCGCTTCCTGGGTGACATACACCAGCGTGGGACCATCTTTGACGTATCCGGCGGTCGCAAACGCCGCGAGCGTGAGCCCTGGCGGCGCAGGGACCGCCGGAAAGGTCGTCGAGACAATACACGCGGGAAGCAGGTCAGACGCGGTGGCTTGCAGCTCATACATCGTATCAGGAACACCATGACTATTGCCCATAGTTCTCTTTCTACAACGGCGTTAACGTCTGCCAATACAGTCGAACCGTAAGAGAGCCTTCAGAGCTAAATGTACCACCGATGGCTGAGACGAGCACCGTATAGCCGGGTGGTGCAATTTGTTGCGTATCACTGTGAGCCTCGCGTAAATTCGTCGTCGTCTCCGCCGTCAATACCGTCGTCACGCCAAAGCGGTCGTTCAGAGTAGCGTCACCCAATGCCAATCCTGAAAGCCCGCGACTCGTACCGAAGTCGGCGAGGATCTCCGTCGTGAGTCCCAACAGCCGCGCATTCGCGGGAGCCAGGGCACTTGCCGTGAGGACCGTTTCCCCATCCACGGCAGTAAGTGTCTGTTCTGCTTGTCCCCAGGTGATCACCGTCGGATCGGCGCCTGGTACTTCCGTGTCCGCCAGGGTCTGCCAGACCAGGCGACAGCGGATTTGCCCACTGCCATTAAACGTGCCCCCACGCGCCGAGACCAGCAGGGCGTAGGGCTGCGCCGTGAGGAGTTCCGTGTCCGAGTGCCAGTCCCGCTCCGTCGTCTGGCTGCCCACCGTCAGCGTCCCCTGGATCCCGTATCTATCCAGTACCACGCTATCGCCGAGCGCGATCGCCGTCAGCCCATGCGAGGTGCCAAAATCCTC